CGTCTCAAGCACCTCAAGTTGCTTCGCGATGTCACGAATGGCCAAGATGCAGGAGATGATCATCCTAGGATGCATGTAGATTTCAAGCTTCTCCAGCGCCTCACGATTGGTCGATAGCTTCCGCACTCCTTTCTGCGAGATCCAGACCTCGGGCAAATGCATCGCTTGGTAGAACAACTCGCGTAACTGGATGGGGGATCTTGGGTTAATCCCCTTCCCCCACACAGCCCAGCCCATTTCATTCAGCATCTGCGTCAGCGCATTCATCCGATCGTGTAACTCATCCGCAGCGGCGTGACGAGCAGAGGTGTTCACCCGGAACCCCCTCTGCATGATCTCCAAATAAGGAGCCTGGAGCGCCCTTTCGAAGTCGTAAATCAGGGGGGAGGGATGAGGGATCTCACGGAGGGCATCCCAGACCTCCCTCGTGACCATCGTGTCGAGCCCGCAATAGACTTGCAGGTTCTCTTCTCGGGAGAGCGAATGGGGGGTGAGTTCGTGGGTGCGGATCAGTGGCATGTAACGGCCTTACGGGTTGCGAGAGCTAATACGGGCGAGTTGTGCTTCGTCCTCTTGCGGGCCACCAAGGAGGCCCGCCGCTCCACACTTCGGGCAGCGAACGGGGCGGTTCTCGTAAAGCATTCCACGAGGGCCTTTCTGCTTCATTTGCACGCGGAAGGTCCATACGTGGTTACACTTGATGCACTGCCAGCGACGAGTTTTATGTGGTTTCATGGGAGGCTCACTCCTGAGGTCGCCTTGTCGAATTCCTCTAACCCGGCGCCGTATCCGAGGGAGTTCAATGTCTTCCACATGATCCCCACTCCGTGTGCAGTAGCAAGGCGAGGGTCACGGCACTCCGCACGGAGTTGTTTCATGAGGCGGAAGAATTCATTCGGCTGGATTTGACCATTTGGGTCATTCTCGGTGTCTGTCATTTCACCATGTCCAAGATACTTCTATATTCCACCGGACGCGATAAGCTGTTCGCTGCAGCAATACCATATTCCATCCCAGGGGAAATCCCAAAGTCCGTATACACGACCGTTAGTTCTGCTACAGCACCCCAAGCAAGTCCAGCGTCTGTACCCAGCTGCCGTTCGGATGGAATTTCATCTACAAGTACGTCTGGTTGGGTGTAAAGCAAGTGACTGGCAAACGGGGCCTCTCCACGGTGAAGTGCGTCGTGGAGGCACATACGAGCGTATTTGATGTTACGCTCGATGTCCCCGGCATAAGGACTTTCGAGAATGACACGCTTCATCTCATTCATCCCTTCCTTCGCGTGATCACTCATCTCTTTTCTCCGTATCAGGTTTCGCTCGAGCCATGAGTTTCCACGAGGCCTCATTCGTATAAACACTTCCCAGGAACCCTAAGCCTTTCTGCATCTCTGGATAGAGGGAGTGGTGGAGAAGCATGGTGTCTTCCAGACAGGCTCGGGGCATAACCCCCATGCGGGTTATGTATTGGAGGTCATAGATAAAGTTCTGCCCAAGTTTAGGTATTGGGCTTTCCAGCAGGCGGCGGACTTGCGCCCAAACCGCGAGTTCAACAGCGGGGGTAGGCCAATATGAACCTGACGGATGGCTGAGGTCCACAAATGGAATAACAATAGACTCTCGTACGCTCCGCGCAAACCCAATGCACTTGATTTGCCCTGCGCCGGTCTCAATATCCACAGATAGAACTGTAGGGGGAGCTGCGAGGGTCGCGTCCGTCCACTCCCGCACCTCTTCCAACGTAGGGTTGATGAGGACCGCTCGCTCGGGCCTTCGGACTTCAGGGAAGCCAGACTCACGCTCGGCCTTCATCAAATCCACAACGACGATCGTCCGCCAGGCCCAATTATACAGCACCCCCGCAGGATGATACGTGGGAAGAACTTTGAACCCGTCCGCCGGACCGATGCCCATAGCTGCAGTACCACGGATTTGTGAGATGTTTGTGGTTCGGAGCCCGGCCCAACAAGCGGTGTTACCGAGAAGTACAACGATATTCGGTTTCGCCTTTCGGATCTCTTCTCGCAATCTGGGAAGTTCGGAGAGGAACTCTGGCCGGATGTACTTCCCGGTCATCAATGCCGGGAAGGGGTACTCGTGAGGCATCTCCTTGTGTGCCCCACACAAGTGGACCAATTTGTTCCCTGGCGGCCGAAAGGCGAAGACATTCGTCAGGCCCACTCCAGCCTCTTCCAACCAGGACCCCCGATTGAACAACCAGGAGTTCCCGTATTGCATACTCGCGCAGATCTGCGCATGGCCAGAGGCATCGACCAGAGGCATGGCCTCGCCTAGCATTCGAAAGAGTTCCTTCCCAGACTCTCCTGCGAACGGTTGCCCGGTTTCGTCTTCGGTTTGGCCCCAGGCCTCGCCGACGAGAAGCAAGCGAGGGGTGCGGGAGCCGGAGTATGCTGCGAAGGGCTCTAGGGGAGTGTGAGGAAGGGCCAGGTCAAGGGTCATCGTGCGTTCTCTTCCTTCACCAGCACGGCTATAGCACTACGTAGTACACGGAGGTGGTCTTCCAGGTCACTAGGGAGCCTCGGCCAAGGGGCCTTCCCATGGAGGGTAAAGGTTCCGTCCTCGGCAAAGTGAATACCCATGGCGCGGGCCTCATCCATATATCGTTTCGCGATTACCAAGAAGTCCATGTTGGTGTCACCTCACACGCCTTGTCGCCGAGCGAGGTCCACGAATGAGCCCGAGTCGTGGAGCTGCTTCCGCAGGAGGGCTAACTGGACCTCGAGTTGCGCAAGGCGCGAGGCGATGTCAGATAGCTGATCCGTGACCTCACGAAGGAGGAGGTCTTGGGTGGAGACCTCTGCGGGGGAAGGAGAGGGAGAAATTTCGCGCTTTGTCATTTGAAGGGTCTCCTGTTTCTTTATCATTACCAAATCATACCCAACTGGGTGTCTCACAACCCTTTCGATGCGTTCCTCAGGGCGCGGAATTGCCTGAGCGCCTGCCTTGCCACTCGACAGTGCTCCTCGTCACTCTCCAGCCCTAACACGCTCGCCGCCCCCAGGGACTCCGCCGCCCGCAGTGCACTCCCACTCCCACAAGTTGGATCAAGTAAGCTTGTACTCTCATCCACGAGGGCGGAGAAGAAATGCCTTAACATGGGCTCGGGTTTTGTACTCGGGTGGAACTTCCGATCTGTAGGACCAGGGTACGTATCCGCCATCACTTGAACGAGCTGCCTCCCCGAACGGTAGGCGAACATGCAGGTCTCGTGGACGTGCCTGAAGTGCCGTGTTGCGTCCCCAGCAGTCCCTGCATTGTCTGACTTGAACCAAATCAAGTCATGTGGGTAGAAAGTGAGCGATGGGGCTAGTTCTTTGAAAAGCCTCTGCGTCGCCTCACGGTGCTTGGCTGAGTACCAGAACATCAAATGTGCGTTTGGGGACATGAAATTGTTCAAGTTATTGCAGAGGCACTCCAAGAGGGTAAAGTAGATGTCTCGGGAGTCCTTGTACGTGTGATACCGCACGTCACCGATTTGCTCTCCGGAGAATACATCAATACCGTATGGGAAGTCGCAGTGAATGAGGTTAAACTTCCTCCCTGCGTATCTGGGTGCCCATTCCAGAAAAGACTCATGCCGTATTGTGTCCTCGACACTCGGCCGCGAGGGCACTTTTGGGGCGACGGGGAGACCCACTCCGGGAACCAAGTCATTCCCTTCAGTCCCTGGCAGGTCCTCGATAGGGAGAATTTCATTCGTCGTTTCAAGGAGTTCACTCAGAGCCTCGCCTGCGTTACGGGCCTCTCTCCGTTTGATCACGTTATACGCCTCGCGAAGGGTCCCTGCAGCCTCGACTCGAGGATTGGTAGTAAGTTCTTCAGCGACGGTCATGTAGACGGAGATGTGCCCCCGCGATAGGCCGATTTGATCTGCGGTCTGTTGCGCAGTCCACTCCGGGTCGTCCTCGAGGAAGAGCGTGTGAATACGAATTATCGCGTCGCACTGCTCTTTCCACTCTATATCCTGCCGCTTGATGTTCTCCTCAAGTTCAATTATCGCTGACTCGCGAGGAGAGAGTTCGTCAGCGAACCGAACGGGAATGTCTGGAAGGCCAAGTTCGAGAGAAGCCGTCAAGCGCCGTTCCCCGGCCACCAGCTCGCCGTCACGTTTGATAATTATTGGCGAGAGCACGCCACGAAGGGCTATAGACTCACGCAGGCCCGAGGTGTCGATCTTACGCCGCTGACGAGACTCGCGGTTGACCCAAATCTGGGTCAAAGGCATACGGGAGT